CCGAGTGGCCGAAGGAGCACGCCTGGAAAGTGTGTATACCGCAAGGTATCGAGGGTTCGACTCCCTCTCTCACCGCCATTTTATAGAGAGACATGCGCGCAACGCAGTTGTCAGAACACTGCATGTACAGATTGATCGAATTTTGTAGTTCATTGATTTATAAAGTATTAATTTGATGTTGTTGAAAAAGAAAATCAAATTAATACTTGACTCATAAGGTTCCGATCAATAGAATGCGCGCCTCAACAACGCACTCGTAGCTCAGCTGGATAGAGTACTCGGCTACGAACCGAGCGGTCGGAGGTTCGAATCCTCCCGAGTGCGCCATATAGAAGTACTTAAACCCCTGATTATCTAAAAGATTTTCAGGGGTTTTTGCTTTCTAGGTCTTTAAGTGTCGATAGAGTGTCGAAAAAGTTTTATTCATCGACAGCAGGTCTGAATTTTACTGCCTCCAACAAGTGATCTGGCGATAGGTGTGCATAGCGCATGGTCAGATTAATTGAGCTATGACCAAGTATTCTTTGCAAGGTCAAAATATCACCACCGTTCATCATGAAGTGACTTGCATAAGAGTGCCGGAGGGCATGAGCAGCTTGCCCCCTCGGCAATTTGAAAGAACACTTTTCCAACAGACGGCGAAACGCCGCAATAGATGTCGAAAATAATCTGTAGTCTCCCTTCGCATGGCTACGCAAATCTTGTTCAAGTTTTGGCGTAATTGGGATTGTGCGATTTTTTCCTGATTTGGTATCGGTAAAGGTGAGACGAGCATTACCAATCTGGGAGCAGGTGAGCTTCTCGGCTTCACTCCAGCGGGCACCTGTTTGAAGACAAACACGGATAATCAAATGTAGGCAGGGGTTTTGTGCCTTTTTAGCGATCCCCAATAATTCCTGGCACTGATCAGTTGTTAGGTAAGACAGCTCCCGCTCTTTGATCTTGATAGGCCGAACCTTAAGCAGTGGTGACTGGTAGGTGATTTGTTCTGTTTGCCACAGGTAGCCATAGAGCGCATTTAGGTAGCCCAACTCATTATTAAGCGTTTTGGCCGATACCCCATCATGGGCGCGTATTTGCCGATAGTTCAAATACAGGGCAGGGGTAAGGCTTTTGGCTACTGGGTTGCCGAGGGCAGAACACAGCGCGATCAACGAACGCTTACGACGTTCTGGGTCTGCCAAATGAATTCCGTGGTGCCCGTACCATAACTCAATAAGTTCGGATAATTGCCGTTTATCTATATTGGGTTTGTTCCAAATCTCGCCAGTGGAAACTTTTGCCCTGATCGAGTTTTCAAAACGTAAGGCCTCGGCCTTGGTTTTAAATTTACGGCGATAGCGTTTACCCTTCACCGGCTCTATATCCAGAAACCAACGACCATCATCCAGTTTTTCAATCGCCATTAGATCGCTTTCCCCCATCGAATGTAGCGTTCCTTCAGCAATTTCCTGATGTGATCCTTGAAGTCCATATCTCCCATACCTTTATCGTGATAGAAGTCCTTTATGGTTGGCCAGAAAGGGAGCGTTTGTAATGCTTCAATGGTCTGTTGGGCAGTTAGGCGAGAGCGGGCAGCAAGACTTATTGCGTTACCTAAAAGTAATTCAATGTTTTTGCCACTAAAACCAGTACTGGTTTTGTAATGCCGCTTGTAGTCTGTTTTATCAAGGAGTGATGGAACGGGAACACTTACTAATACATCCTGAATTAGTAACGTCCAAACAGGATGGAAGCGATTAGGTGCGTTTAAAAATTTGAAGCTATCAAAGCCGTATTTCAATAGCCCATCCAAGTGATAAGAAAGTGCGTTATAGCTTTTAAAATAACAAGGGGCATCTGTGCCGTGAATTTTACTACCAGATGCAAACTGCTCTACCACTGAGTGGTGGAAACGAAACTCAATTCTCCATACTGGTTTTTGCGGATCATAATTGTAAGGTGTGACCTCAAAAGGGTCGTCTGTTTTGCGCCAGACGCTTTCCCAAAAATCCAGCTTATCTGTGGATTTAGCTTGTTTGGTTTTATTGTAAATGCAGAGCTGCATGGATGATGGTGAGCCGAACATATAAGTTTCACCACGCCCATAGGTAACTGCGAGATGATCAAAATCCATCGTTTCTATTGTGTCGAACTGGCGAATGGTTCGTGAGCGACAATGCATACGAGCCACAATATCTGCAGGTGGCTCCCAACCTTGAAGATCGATTGCAATGTGAACTGCTGATTGATTGTATTCTTTGCGATCCAGTACAAGGTCAGCAAAGCTATCAATCATCTCTTGTAGTTGTGCAGGCGTATTTTCTTCAATCAGATGCGGGGAAACTTCAATTTTCAAATGGGGACCATTTGAATCGGGTTTAACGTTGAAGTTTTTTATCAATAGAATCAGGCCAAGATCTGCATTTTGCAGTTTAAATTGGTAGCCGGAATCGCGACCAATCCTGCCTGCATGCCAGTCATGGCCGCCAAAAAATACCATGCCAGTTTTTTCAAACAAATCCAGCACACCAGCTTTGATGTAACCCCTATACAACTGACGAACGGTATCTACACCACAACGAAGAATATTTACTTCGGACAGATCACAGAAGCCTTTTCCATCAAAAAACAATCGACCGGATTGATCAGATTGAAAATCATGATTTAAACGTTCGTAATGGGTTGGTTTCAGCATATTCAAATTCTCAAGTTTTAATCGAATTATTTATTGTGGTTCACTGTGGTGTAACGGAGCGTTTAACTACCATTTATAAGACGTGTTACAAGAACGTCTGTGGGGCGCTCACCCGCGCGTCGGCTCGTGCCTCGGCGACGCGCGGGTGAGACTAAAGGCTGTCAGATGATCTTTTGTTAACTTTTGCATAGCTGTTTTCAAGCTCCCAAGGACGGGCAACATACGATTGGCCTTCTTTAATTAAATGAATACCGGAATCACGCTTTTGAATTTCCCAACCCAAATCGACAAGAGAGGCGTAATCATAAGAAGCCAATAGCCGGTTGTAGCTATCCATAATTTCAATACGGAAATACAACTTCTCATCGGTGTATAACAGCGCAGCAAGGCGAAGGCGGCCTTTTCTTGCCTCTTGATCAAATATATCGATACTGGGGCGCTCTTGCGGCTCAGAGCTAACGGAGCTTGATTGGGATGTAGCGACAGATGATTGCTGATGCGCAACAACAGGAGAGGGTTTTAATACCGGTTGGGACGGTTGTACGGCCACTGGTTGGGCTTCTTTCTCTTGCGGCTGGAAGAACGCCACCGTGTTAGAAATACCCCAATAGCCCAACGCAAAAAACGCCACAACAGCGAGTTGCACTTTTTTATTCTTAAGAATATTGGCACGGTCATCTTTGTACACACTTTTATTCTGTGTGCCCTGGGTGTGTGATAGATACAAACCAAAATACTGTTTTTCATAGCGACGAATTCCAGAGCTAACCTCTTTGAATTTTTCAGGGCTGGTTGCTTCCAGACATACCCAGCGATAGGACGAATCCGCACCAACGGCCTGCAATTTATTAAAGGTCAACAGGCGCTGGATGCGGCGACGCCAAATCGGGTGAACGTCGCGGCGATCTTGTCCCATCAGCACAATATCCAAACCTTCATGGCGATGACTGGCAATGTATTTCGACCACTCGGGCGATAAAGGCTGGCGTTTGGTTGGGTGTATATCCTGAATTTCATCAATAACCACTAATGAATCTTTTTTGGTTTTTTCAAGCAAATCCGCTTTAACCAATTCGAGGCGCTTTTCTTCATCGTCGCATTCTGGATGAGCAATACAAATCAATTGCTTTTGCACAATCGGCAAGGGTATACCGGTTAGTTCAGCGAACTTTTTATGATTAATGCCATTGATATTGGTCAGCACATCACGACCTGCTTTTAGCGCTGGGATGATGTGCATCACACATGCCTCGTAACTTTTTCCCGATCCGGGCAAGCCTTCATGGAATACGATCATTACCAGATACCCAAGGTTAAAATGCGACGGAAAAAATAAAACAGATAAGCAGAACCCACGATAGGCAACGCAATATCAACACCCGAATTCACCAGAAAAAACATGATATCGGGATGTATATAATCGGTGATCCTGTAATCCGTGATAAAACTGGGAAGGGGCAATGCTTCAATCGCAGCCAGTATGCCTTTCAGAAAAAGATCAAATAGCTTTTGGGGTATCCACAACAGAATCTCTATAAACCAATCTTTAACCCCGATCAGGAAATCCTTAAACCATTGCAAAATGCTTTCTATCCACTCCATTTTTTGCCCCCATTAATGAAGCGCTATACGCGCAGCTAGCAAAATGGAAACAGCAATAATCACACCTCGAATCAACGGCCAAGGAATATCCGGTGAACACTGCTGATCGATGACAACCTGAAAGGTCATAACAGACACTTGCCATACAGGGCACGACCCCGAGCCTGTGAAAGTAAAAAATGTTTGTAATGCTTCTACGTTTTTTGATTTACCCAATTCGGTTTTAAAGTCAGATAACGAGTTTTCAAAATTTAATGGTTTACCCTCGCCGGTGGTTTCTTCGGGAACATCAAAAAAGCCATTGTCCAATGGGCTTGATGGACAAATGCTGTAGAACTCTTGCAATAATTTTTTGCACTCTTTTGTTTCTTGATCGCACTCGGGTTTTGCAGGGCATGATGAGCTAGTACTGGAACCTGATGAATTGGAATTAGCTGAACCGGACGATTTGGAGTTATTACTGGAAGAGGCTGATCCAGCAGAGCCAGACGCACCACCAGAACACCACCATTGCCCCGATAAATCTTTATATTTATTAGGGCATGGCGAATCTTCACTTACGGGGATCCAGTTGCCATATCCCGCATGAGGTGTCCAACTGGAATTGGAACCGGAAGAAGATCCACTACCGCCACCAGAATTGTTTCCATCGCCATCACCACCGCCTCCTCCACCGCCGGAATTATTTCCATCATCACCATCATCACCGCCACCGGATGGCGTTGAAGAAGGCGCAGATGTTGGTGTGCTTGTGGGTGTACTGGTTGGCGTGCTTGTGGGTGTGCTACTGGGTGTACTTGAGGCGGTAGAAGAATCGCTACAAGTACCATCCGGATTCTGGCCATTAACACATACGGGACACTGACCGTTAACCGGTGGATAACCAGAGGGGCAATTAGAAGATACAGAAGATGATGAGCTTTCAGAGCCTGGACACACCATTTGACCGGTAACTGGATCAAGAACTTTTGCTTGACCATCGGGACAATCTTCAGGAGCGGTAGGCTCATCAGGAATACATTCGCCCTTCTTAACGCCAAGTACTTCAGTAACATTAAACTTCTGCCCCTGAGGGCATGAACAGTTAG